GAAGACTACACCGCCTGATAGGTGGAGGTCTTTGAAGCGAACAGATGAACTACCTAAGTCAACAGCGTCAGGCCTTGCAGAACCACCAGACCCTCTCGGCGTAATAGCGTCATTACTAGCGTCAAATCGTATATTAGTGTCTCCAGTTCCAATGTATAAATCATCAAAGATAGTACCAATAGCACCCACGGGTGTGCCAGAACGATTGAAGCTCAGAATGTCTCCATCCGACACACCACGACCAAGCATTAAAGCATCAGTGCCAGCAGAATACATGTGCGATGTACCGTCTGGAACTAAGCCAACACCTGTACCTGTTGTTGTATTTGTCGTCTGACCCACCAGTAGGTTCGCGCCGGCAACGCGCACGCGTTCTGTTGGAGTTGCGGAGGTTCCTGAAACTGCAATAATAAAATCATGATCGTTAAGTGCGCTTTGTGCCTCTGCGACTAATGCGACACCTCTTAAACTTCCGTCTACCCCGCCAATTAAAATTCCCTGTGAGGCTCCTGTCGTGTATGTCGTATTTCCTGTAAATTTAGCAACATAAGTCCCATTTGCTAATACGTTTGCCACAGTACCTTGAGCTTCTACGGCATCAATACGATTGTTAGGACTCGTCGTGCCGAGCCCAAGCGCCGATGCCGAAGAATCCCAGAACAAGCCTTGTGCAGCCGCGCCATTGTAGAAGCTGATGTCTCCAGAGTCTCTATCAATACCAAACCTTGTATTTACTGTTCCAGAAGCACCCGACTGAATTAAAAAGTCGTTGGCGCTTCCATCAAGCTTTAGTCTGAAACCGTTTGTCGCCGCATCACCAAAATTAGCGCCTTCTGAGCCAGCATTGGTTTCTAGCAAATCCACTGCCGCACTATCGGCGGCGTTGGCTGAACCGCCGCGCTCTAGCGTCAGTTTAGCTATTGCGCCTATTTCCTCAATGCGAGCATTGCCATCAACAGTCAACCCATCCGCCGTGACCGTACCCGTGACATCAATGCCTGTGGGGGTTACCTCTGAATATTTAGTGCCATCAACATAAAATTCTATTTTTGATCCAGCGGATACATCATTATTATCAGCAGCAATTATTAGCCTGTCACTAGAGCTAGTAATTAAATGTTGAAGATTGGTTACAGAACTGTCATTCATTGTGATAGTGGGGTTAGTATCCCCCAGTACAATGTCACCCGTGACATCAATGCCTGTGGCTGTGGTGGCTAGTTTGGCGTTACCTGCGTGGTATAAATTAACAGCGCCGCCTTCAGCCGCATTAATCATGTTTTGCGTATCTGCGGCATTGTTCAATTGAAACGTGTTAGTTACAACACGCAATGGGCCAGTACCAGAAGTGTCCGCAATTAGGCTGTAAGTACCCGTATGATAAATCTGTAGGTCGCTGCCAGCGCCGAAGATGGCTTTGTTGTTATCTCCGAACGTCATGTCGCCGTCAACGTCTACGGCGTCTAAATTAGCAGTACCAACTAAAGTAGTAGTACCTGTGACAATTAAGGTATCAGCACTTTCGTCCCACAATAGGCTTTTACCTGCGGTAGCACCAAAGAATTTAACGTCGTAACCCGTGTCGTCTACACCTACTGTTACTGCTCCGTCTGCTTGTACAGTACCATTAATGTCTAAGTTTGTAAATACTGAAGTCCCAGTAAACGTGGGAGCTGCAGAGTCTGCTTTGGTTGCAATTGCTGTTGAAATGTTGTCGAACTCAGTTTCAAACTCAGTTCCTTTAATAATTTTGCCGCTGTCACCTGAAGGTAAAGTATCCTTTGCGGCAAAGTCAACAGTTTTGGTGTAATTACTCATGGTCTATCCTCTGATATTGACTACTATGCTGCCCGAGGTGTGAGAGGGCTAAAAAAGAAAAAGGGGGCCTGTGAAGACCCCCTTAGAGTTCTTAGGCAGAAGGAACTGCAAGAACGAAACCAGCTTCAGGACGGTATACTTCAACACCGTACAGGCAGTCAGCCGTGAACAGAGTTGACAAGTATTCCTGCTTGTACTGGGTTTGTGAACGTACTGACAACTGCTCTGCGAGAACAATAGCGTCTCGATGGAAGAGCATAGCAGCACGAGTGTCTACAGAGGAAGCAGTGTTATCACCAGCAGCTTCGATAGTTGCACAGTTAGCAGAGACATATACGTCTACTCCGTACAAGTTACCGATTAAGCCAGACTCAACACCACGACCGCCTACGAAGTCAGAAGACACGTAACGGTCAATCCCCATGATAGCATTTCGAGTAGCAGGAGGAATAACAAGTACACGATTTTCCATCGGTACATTGTTGTCGTCCAACTTCTGAATCATGTCACGGAAGAAAGCATCAGTGAAGTCATCACCAGCAACAAGAGTGTCGTCAGTGTACTGAGTCGTCGTACCGGCGTCGTTGAAGAAACAGCCAGTGTGCTGATAGTCAGTAGGAGCTACTGAACCAGAGAACACAACTGCACCACCGTTGCCGAAACCAGTACCACAAGAGTGGAGATCAGCGTCGATCTTAGTAGCCAAAGCGTAACCAGCGTCTTCAGTGTAAAACTGACGGAGGCTGTTTAAAGCTTGGACTTCAACGATGTCTTCGATGAGACGTGAGTACTCAAAGTGACGATCGATGTCAACAGTCAGTTCGCCTTCAGTGTTTGCAATGATAGTAACTGCAGTATCGGCAGCCTTAGCATTTGCGTCACCACGGACGGGCTTAGGAATGTGAAGTTTGTCACCTTTCTTGCCATTCATGCTAATCTTTTTAACAAGAGGGGCCATTTTCAGGTTTTTTTGGTAAGCAGCGATGATCTCGTCACTCCAGATTTCTGGAATAAAAGTAGCCGCTTCTGTCTTTGCAGTGTTGCCCCCTGCACCGGGATATGTAGCAGTAGCCATGTCAATCTCCTTTTAGATTATTTGACTCGACCCTCCGCGTATGCTTTCAGTATCTCTTCTGATAAAGCTTGGTAACGCTCTGGGTCTGTTTTCATTAGTTTAATAATGTCGGCCCTGCGATATACTTTTCTACGACTTACTTCAGAACTACCCTGTGCTCCGCCTGTGTTAGCTGCCTTAAGTTGTTGCTTACGTGCTTGTTTCTCAACTTGCACTGTCTGCTCCGCTACTGTCTTACGCTCCTTCCAGAGTGAAAACAGTTCGTCTGCAGCATCAGCATTGTACTGTTGGTCAGCTTCTACAAACAACTGAGTCCTAATCTTTGAAGCCTTAATCCAATCAGCAAACTTAGGGTCCTTAAGGATATCCTGCATTTCTGGGTGTTTGCCATTAAGCAAGGCCAGAGACGCTTGTTTTTTGTACTGAGTGGAGTACTCTTGTGCTTCTCTAATTTTAGGGTGGTTCTCAATAGCACGATTAACGGCTGCTTGAGGGTCTGTAAAATAGTCTATATCGTCTTCAGGCTCAACGTATTGTTGAGGTGCTTGTTGTTGTGGTTGACTTGTAATAAAGTCATCTACAACCTTACGAAGTTCCCCTACTTCTGAGGACTGACGACCTAAAAGCTTCTCAGCTTCTTGGTGCATCTGCACTACTTCTTCTAAGGACTTATTTTGGTACTTATCAGGTACTGTAGGGTTTTGTTGAGGTTGTTCAACTTCTTCTTGTAGTTGAGTCTCTACGGGTTCTTCGTTTTCTAGGGTATCTGCAGTTTCCTCTTCAGGCTGCATATCCACCAGTGTTGCTCTAGACATAATTAAACTCCGTGAACTTAGTCATTATGGAGATTGAGTTTTTTTGCCTGCTTGTTCGTGTTCTTTTACCCACTTCATGTGTCTACCGGGGAAGTCCCCAGTGTGTCCATCAAGTATAAAAGCCGGGGCAGACACCATTTTTGTAGCACTAGCACCGCAATTGCACCTACTCTCAGCAGTGCTAGAGGCTACGAACTTTTCGTATACGTGTCCATTTTCACAACGGAAGTCGTATACTTTAATCATCTACTTCTTCTTCTTCTGCTTGTTCTCTAGCTACTGTAATTGTTGCTTCTAAGTTAATTACAGAAGCTAAAGCAGCAACTTGGCCTTTGCGAAAGAAGAGATCTTCGGTATCTTTAACTGACTGAATGTCAGCTAATTTAGTTGCATTTGAGGATAGCTCTTGAACGAGTTGTTTGAAACCTTCGTGATTGAAGAGTTTGTTGTAGTTGTCAAAGTAAGTTTCAAGCTCGGGTGTCATAAGTTTCCTTTAGTTAATACTACAGTTATAGTATAGCATATTTTTAGGTTAAAGTCAAGAAGTATTTAGTAGCC